TCATCACTGGTTGCATACCTTGAGGTATCTTGCCAGTGTTATACAAGGGAACGCGGGCACCCATAGATAAATCCAGAACGCCAGCGCCGCCAATCATATCGTGCAAATATCCCATTGGTGGGTTGAGAATTTTGCCGAGTGCTGAAGAGTATCCTTTTCTCAAGACGTTGAGTTCGCGAAGTGTTGGTAGCGCATCCATTGCAAAGCTTCGACCAAACATTTCATTTGGCAACTTTCTCAAACGCACCATAAAGATGGAGTTCTCGTCCATACCAGAATCTAAAAGAACTTTGCCGGTATCGACTTCAACGTGTACAGATGCCCACGGCTTATCCATATTGGCGCCACCAGGCTTACCATCAACGCGCGGGTACACTGCTTGAATAACTTTGACGTAGTCGTCGCCTTTCTCATTTTTCGCTTTATCGCGCACTGCGTCCGAAACATTTTCAGCGCCATACTTTTGAATAACTTGTCTAGCGGTATAAGCGCTTTCTAGCATCACCGTATCGATTCGACCGCTTACACTTTCATCAATGACGCAGTTCTCAATTGAGATTGAACGGAACCGAAACGGCACAGTGTCATCAGGAGTTTCTTCACCTAACATGCCGCTAGTGCCCAGCACGACTTGAGCGTCAAAGTGCTCGCCTAACCCTACCTGGTGTTGCGCTTCAGGGTGGTCAAAAGCCGCGCGCATTCTTGAAGTAGCTTCCAACCAGTACCGGCGAATTTCTTCTGTCTGAAACTTGTATGACCGGTCAGACATATTTGCGAAGGAGGCTTTTAGGACTAGCTCAAACGATTCAGAAACGTTAGGCCAAAGAACTCCACCAAGGGCATTAGCTGCGGTCTTGGCGTAGTCTGCCACCACATCGTCAGCAACGTCCGCTACGGTAATCTTTGGCGACATTCCTGGCACCATCGAATTAGAAAAGCTTGCATCGCGGAGCCATACGTACTTAGTCACAAGAGCGTAGACGCTCTCCCAGACTGCTCGCTTAGCTACAAGCTTCTGATAGCGCTGCTTGATACTCGCGCCTAACTCATGCTCGAAGCCTGCGACAGCTGCCATTATCTGATATTACCCAGTAGCGAAGACGACCCTGTTTTGGCGTCGTTGCCTAAACCTTGCGAACTTGTTTTGATGAAGTCCATCACGGACAATTTGGCGGCGGCTTGTGCTGCCGGGGATGAACCGTTAGCGTCTGCCATCTGACCCGCAATTTCAGCCCTGGCCGCTGCATCTGCTTGCTGTTGTTGAAGCGCGCGCTGGGCTTGGTCGGTAGCCAGTTGCTTTTGAGCCATTTGGAACTGCATTTCTTGCATTCGCATTTGCTGTTCTAATTTTTTTGAGCCGCCCATTCCCATTTGCTTATCTCCGCTTACCTACGCTTAAGTTATCATACTATTTCGCAAAATCGTTAATAATCGCTGATAACTCATTTGCGGGGAGGTGTGACAAGTTGTCACGCATAAACTTCTGAAGTTCAGCATTACGTTCCCCTGCTACTGGATATGCAAAGGTTAGCGCCATGGCATCCGCGATATCCGGCGAGCGACCATACCGTTTCTTAATCTCATCCTTTGGGACTAGTGATAATTTCTCTGTACCCGTTCGTTGAATGAATCCTGGTATCGCGAGTAGGTCGGCCACAATTTGGTCGCCCATCCCTTTAGCTTCACCTGGTCGCTCGGCAGGGATTGATACATGCTCGCCAGTCTCCCCGAACCATAAGTCCATGTCCATGAACATCTCAATTCGCTTATTAGCGAATCTCTCTTCGCGTGGTGTCTCGCCAAAGTGAACTGTCTGAACTACGCGGCCCCAATCAAGTTGACGGAGTCGACTAGCTACGCCTTCGCCAATCGCATAGTCGATAAAGCATTTACTAACTTTCGTTCCTTCAAACCCTTTTGAGAAATAATCGGCAAGAATCTGAACTAGCCGCATGTCATCCATTTTGGGCCAGACTAGAACTTTTCTAAACACGTTGCCTTGGCGAAACGCGATTACAGTTCTGTCACCAGTACGCGCTGGGTCAACTCCCATGATTAGCGGAGCATTTGGGTCGAGTGCAATTTTGAAGTCATTTGACTGCGCTTTATAGACTGCATCAGGCTTGAGCAGAGTATCTTCGGGAGATTGAAAGGATTCTTCAATCGAGGTCGGATATTCTTGTTTGAATAACCAAGTCGCTCTCAAGTTGCGAGTTTGCATTTCGCGCCAGTAGACTTGTTTGATATCAAGGCCGATTCGTTGCTGTTCATGCAACGCTTCAGAGCTTGGTTGCCAGCCTGGTGGTGGCGTAGTGCGGTATCGTGGATGGTTATGCCATGAGTCGAAAAATACTTCCCACTCATTGAGCCCTGCTTGAGCTTCCATAATAAAATTGTGCCAAGGGTCGTGCTTACCGCGTGACGAACTTTCTAGGAATCCTTCAGACCCTCGACCAGTTGACAGCGCTGGTAGCAGCGCGGCAAAAGCTAGAACTAGCTCTGGCCAGTACGGCAGCTCCGAACCGTGCAAACCGTGTGAACTGTCCGAGCGCATCGCATCTGGTGAACCAGCGGTAGCTACTGTTGAGGTTGCGCCATTTGCGAATATGACTTCTTTCTTGTTCTCAACCTGTCTACCTTGAGTCACCATTTGTGGGGCAGCGGCGCAAAGCTTTCTCAGTCTTCGCAGGAACCTAGCTGTTGACGCGTCATTGTGGCTAACAGTGTGAGTTTTGAAACCTGGTGTAATTGTTGATAGCCAGTGGAACCGGCTTTGAATGTAAGTTGACCAACCAACTTGTCTTGGTTTTACTAGCGCCGCGCGTACTACGCCGCGTCGCTTTTTCATGTCTGTCACGAAGTCGTGGAGCTTCTTTTGACCTGGTTGGAAAATTAGCGGAACAAGCCCAACTACTGAATCATCATCCTTGAACGCATCGACGCATTCAGCGAACACTGGGTCAGCTTCCGTCAAGTCTTTATACTCGACTCGCTGAACATGCCGGGCAAAGAACTCGTAGTCATACAGCAACTGCTGAGTGAACTCGTATTCTTCGGGCGTCATGGTTATGGCGTTCAAATCAAACCTTCCCAGCTTATCGGCGCAGGTATGACTTCAGCTTCTATTACTGGCTCATTGGACTTCGCCAACACTTGCTGATACTTCGCTTCTCGCTCGCGAGCCACTTTGATAAAGTCTTGGAATGTCGCGATTTTCACCTCTTGCTCAATCATCTGCTTAGCCTTGCCATGCTTGCGGTCAAGGATTGAATCGGCAGCTGCCATTCGCAAATTTCGAGGGGCTTCCGTGTCATCAACTAAATCACGTAGCACTTGAAGCGCTCTACGCGAATCCTCATCAGTGATGAGGTCTTTTAGCTGCTTAGGAGTAGACGGCCCAGTTTCCTGAGCCGTCTTCCCTGCATCGTGTGTGGCGATGTTAGTATCCAAGCGCGCGTAGCTCGGCTTCAAGGTCTTCAGCGTTGCTAGTTGCGTGAAGGAGCTTGTTCTGTCTTATCTCGTAGGCTCTCGCGTCGTTCATCAATTCGAGCATAGCGATTCTGAGTGCATCAGTATTCGAGAACAAGTCAGTTCTGATTGTGACTGGAATTGGCTTTTGGAGCGTACCGTCATCGTTTTGAATACGATACTCGCCGCGCAACTGTCTAGCCATCGCAACTAGTTCATTGTGGTCAGCTGTCCACTGAATGCGCTTTTCGAGAGTCATGTTATCGGGAAGGTTTGAAGTCGCCTTCAGGAACACCTCGGCAGTACCGCCATAGTCTTGGTCTTTTGGCTTGAGCAAACGCCCTGCAAACATATTGATAAAAATGAAAATCGGGTCTAGCTCTTCTTTGTTGACCCAACCAATCGGCACCTTAATTTCTTGCTCGAAGGATTCCTTGACGAATTTGCCGCTGACCCCTTTGTAATAGCTGCCTCTGAATACTGCAACTACGTGGTCTGGTAGACCAGACTCGGACTTGTTCTTAAGTGCGGCCTTCTGTAACTGTTGTTCTGCTGTTAGCGCTGACATGCGTATAAAACTCCTTAACCGGCTTTGGGTTCGCTTAAGGAGTAATATATACGCTATCGTCCGCTTAGCGCAAGCCTACGGGTTGATAAATCGATTTTGAGAGGCTTCAATAGCACTTCGTACCGGGTCGAGATTTAACCGGGCGTAAATCGCCGTAGAGCGGTGGTCATTATGCCCGAGAGCTTGGGCGATGATTGGAATGCTCGAACCGTTGATAGCCATGTAACTTCCGAACGTTCTGCGCAAATCATGGATTCTGAAGTCTTTGATATCTGCTCTGCGCATCAGCGCAGACCAGCCCCGCTTAGCGTCGCGCTTCGGAGCGTCCGGATTTAAGCGACCAGGAAAGACATATCGGCCTTTGGCTTGTTTCTTTCGTCGCTCGAGTATTGCAAGTGCTGGTGGCGTCAAAACGTTGATGTGAGAATCTTGGTTTTTATGCTTGTGCGCTGGAATAGTCCACATTGCTAGGGCTGTGTTCACCTCATCCCACTCCATGGTGAAAACGTTTCCTTTCCTGGCCCCGGTAAGCAAAAGCAACCAGAAGAGGTCTTGCAAATCCCGAGGGGACATGGCCAACGCCTGCTTAAATCTGTCGACCTCTTCAGGTAATAGAAATCGCTCACGCGCACGGAGCTTTACTTTTTGAACGTCACGACAGGGGTTTGTGCAATTTAGGTAACCCCGCTTGATGCCCCAAGCAATCATCGTCGACAAGGTGTTGCAGTATTTGACTGCAGCTGACTTGCTGATAACTGCTATGTCATCAAACCAATCTTGGAGCTCCCGCGTCTGGATAGTTTCGACTTCCCGGTACGCCCACTTCACACCCTGCGACTTCCAGAAGTAGTGAATGTTATCGGTATGCTGAACTCTGAGCTTAACGTGCTTAGTCCAATAAAGTTCATATAAGTCTTTGAAAAGCATATGCTCATTACCTCGGTTAGTTATGCGTTTGTACTGCACTAGCTATCTTTTTACACTGGGTTATTGCACCTTGTTTTTTATCAAAATTGTGCATGGCAAAGCCTGGAAACGTCGTTCCCCTAAGCTTTAGCAAGTTCTCTTGACATGGAAGAGGTCACAGGTTCGAATCCTGTACTGCCCACCACTTATCCTACATATACCAGATACGCTTGATATATACAAGCTTATCTGGTTATATGGTAATTAGATAGCCGAAGGGGGTTAAGATGACTAATTCTAGGTTTCCTTGGAGCCGTGCCACTCGCGAAGAGCAAGTCGACCAGCTTAAGCGTGTGGGCTACCCTCGACAGCTAGCGACTGACTCACCGCTCCAATGCGTAGTTTGCAGGTCTAAGCCTAAGCATGGCGACCACGTTCTATACCCATCCAAGGGTTGCGGGCCTGATAACAGAATCATTGCTCATACTGCTTGTGTCGAGACTGCTTACAAAGCTGCCCAAGCTAATCGCCAATCGGAGGCAGTAGCTTTGGGCTTAAAGCCTCTTACTGTGCCTGTACACGCTAATCCGGTTAGCTCCCCTCAGCTTGCGCACCCAGCCGACCCGCTTGCTCAGTTGGCTAAGATTCGCCAAGAAATATACAACGAGGGGTACAATGCTGGTATCAAAGCCGCACTTGCTCAGCTCCAAGGATTAACTGATGAACATTCGCCACGCATTAATTAGCTTATTGATGGTTGGGAGTTTAGCGATTCTGCCGGCGACCGCTGAAGAAAACGCCGAGTATCTTTTGATTAGTCCAAAGACTCCCGAGACTGAAACTTACGCGGTGAAGTTCATCAAGAAAGTGTCGGCTAATTTCGTTTCTAAATTCCACCCTGATTACGAACTCTCACCGCTACCGAGTGAATACGTCGACATACTGTTCGACTCAGCGGATGCTTACGGCAAATACTTGCACCGGCCAAACGTTGAACTTGAAGTAGCCATCCGCCCGACTGGATACTTGCAGACAGTAAAAGTGACGCGACCATCTGGTGATAAAGAGTTTGATTTGGCAGTAACAGAAGCTGTCAAACGAGCCGCGCCGTATGGAGCTGCAGGGGTCGCCACCAAAATCGGCCTTTGTGTTCGCGCGCCCGAAGAGACCGAAACGAAAGCGAAGCTAATCCTGAATAGCAAATAAGCATATAGCCTACTGAGTACCTACAACAAAGCCACTCATGCCCCGATAACGAAATCTTGGTGAGTGGCTTTGCTGTTGAGACATCGGGCGGAAATTGGTGGAAGCTTAGCGGTTTCCACGCTACAACCTTTCCCCGGTTCGTGAGCCGGGCGGTGAGCCCCCATGGCACACGTCTTAGCATCATGCTAAGCAAATCTAGGAATTGAACCCAGAACCGCGCATTTGAAATTTACTACCTAAGCGGAGCAGTGTCAAGGGTTTGGGATTAGCTAAGCTGTCATGTATTGACTTGTCAGGTATTGGTAAAAAATTTTTGGAAACGTCTGTAGGTGCAACAGGGGCGCGCGCCGCGCAGCCCTGGGGCGCTGTAGGGGGTCAAATAAGAATGCTTTTTTGCTGGCCTGGCATTAACTAACTAGTCAGTTAAGTAATGCCTTAAAAGCGCCATTCTACGTAGAACGGGCACTGAACGGCCTTAGCGAAGCATGACAGCTTAGCTTAGTATCTACCATCGAGGTTGTCAAAGTACGCTTATAGAGGCACAGAGCAGGGTCATCAGCTCTTAGCAACCTACCTACTAAGCAGGCTAGTAACCACAATTAGCGAATGCGGGCATGACAGTTAGGTATTAGGTGACAGTTAAGGTTGTCATCATGTCTATTCTGTCACGCTAAATTATTACATGCCTCCTACATGCCTCAAACGCCCGTGTGATGTCATTTGTAGGCTTGTAGTCGATTTTCCCGTTCTTAAAAGCAAAAAAATAATAGTTAGACCCACCAATTCACTATACAAGCCTACAAATGAATGTCTCCCAAGATGTTTGAGGCTTGTAGACCCTATGTAGTTTTCAAAGTTGGGATATCTACAAAGCATCCGCTAAACATCTATCAGGCTACAGAGTAATCGTAAAACTTACGCTTACTTCTCATGACAACCGATTACACTGTCATCCGGCTCCGCGCGTTATTGACACATGACAGATTAAATAGATGACAGATTAGCTAATCTAAGCGAATTAGTGTCTAAATTAGCTGACAGCTAAGCTAATCAGTGATATGCTTATAGCATGAAGTTAAGCGAATCCCTGGGAGGGACAAACACTATGAACCGTCGAATCACTTATGAAATAGTTTTGCTTGGTGGCAAGTTGCCTAATGGTCGCCAAAATATGCTAGTGACTGACAAGGGCAACAACTTCACTAATAAAGCCAAAGCTCTAAAAGCGGCCAAAGAGACAGCTGCTAAATATGGTTGCACTCAGTTCGAGTTGACCAGATGGGAAGCTAAATATGCTCACTCTATTTCATTCTCTGATACATGCACCATCACCACTTATAGCTATTATGAGAGCGTCAAAAACATAACTGCTTGGTGGAATGAAGACAAAGATTATCCGGCTCGCAAAGTAGCAGTTTAAGCCAGCTCCAACAATTGAATAACTCATCAGCCCGGGTCAAGCTGGGTTTTTGAGGTGTAACCCTGGGAGGGAAACGCAATGCCTAGAACTTTGAACTTAAACTCACTTGCTGACCTGGAGCTATTGCGCCAGGCGATGATTGATTGGCTTCGCGAACAATTGAGACCTAGCAATCCCTTGCATGATGAAATCTACGAATGGAGCACTCCATACTTAGCCAAGCAAATTAACTGGTGGTATGAAGGCGGCCTTCGCGCGTTTGTTGAAGCGGACCCAGAATTGAGCTTAGCCTGCTAAGCGTATCGACTAGTTAATTAAGCGTATCAACCACAACATAAGGATTAACCACAATGGCTAAAGTAAAAGACTACAAAAACGCTACTGTTTGCGACCTGGTAACAGTGACTGTTAGCCACACTGGCTTGAAGTCTAAGTTTTCAGGCATTGCTGACAAGCAATGGGCTTCACTCATATCAGATGGAAGCTGGGGACTAAACCGTCAAGAGCTTGAGAAGCAGTTGACTAGACCAGGCGCAAAAGTTCCAGCTTGGATAAAAGACCAAATGCTTAAACCCTTGCACGATACTGATATCAAGATAGAATCCGTCGCTGACCCTAGCAAAGCAGTACCCGTAGAATTAGCCAAAGTCTTGGCACCATTGCTCTTTAGTGCGGGTACGCTTCAATGCCGTTTTGACCGAGGGATTAATGATATCTCGGTATATGCGAATGTTCACTTTGTCAAACTTTGTCAGGATATTTTCCCACAAGGTATCTGGCACATGACCAAAGGCGCTCCACTAAAGCCGTTAATGCTCATGTTTGAGGGCACCTTGTTAGCTGTAGTAATGCCGCTTCAACAAAAAGTAAAAGACGCTGATTTAGCATCAGGCTTTTATCGTGAAGCACCACAAGTTGAAGCGCCTAAAGCGGTTGAAAGTGACTGGGCGCCCAAAGGAGTAGCTACTAATTTTCAAGCCAAGACTAAAGGCTCCAATAGTAGCGTGATGGTCGCTCCTAAGAAAGTACTGATACCGTTCGACCAGTTGGAGGAGGCTATTAAGTCAGGTGATTATTTAGGCTTCTGTCTAGCTTGTGGCAATGAGCAAGAAGGATGTGAGCCTGATGCTGAAAAGTACGAATGTGAATCATGTGAAGCTCATGAAGTCTATGGCGCTGAAACTGTATTGATAATGGGTCGCCACACTTAAGCCACCACGCGCGGGGCAGGCTTTTGCTTGCCCCGCTAAGCGAATCAATTAATAACTAATCGAATTAAGAGGATTAACCACAATGAAAATAACCCAAATAATCAAAGACATTGTTGACACTAAATCAGCTTGCATGATTCGCAAACGTAAGGGTGAGCACGTCAAAGGCTCCGATTATGAATATGACGTAAAGCCGCTTTTGACCGGCAATAAGCGTAAAGGTTGGATTATTTTAGACCTGACTACCGCTAATGCAATGCTCACTGTTTACAACGCTATCAAGCCAGAAAATCAAGCCAAGTTCAACCAATTGCATGTACTAACACTGGTCGATTTTACTTGGAAACATTGCAGCTAGATTAGACGTGCCCGTATAAGCGAATCAATTAATAACTAATCGAATTAAGAGGATTAACCACAATGAATTATGCACACCTTGAGAAGCTAATCGCCCGCATTAAGGAGCGACCTACAAATAATGTCAACCTAGATACGTTTTTGAGCTTCAGAAATACAGCCGCGCAAGTTGCAGTTGTTTCTTATGAACTAGAAACTAGTCGCCCGTCTGAATGTGGGGCAGTTGGTTGCATTGCTGGCTATGCTGCAACTTTATCTAATGATTTAGCGATAGATGCTCTAACCGGCGTTATGTTCATAACCACGGCGCTAAATTATCTCGGTATCTCAGGAACCGAGGCTGAAGATTTATTCCACAGTATCAATATTTGGGAAGAAGTCTATTTCAATGATGACCACCAAAAAGTAGCGCTAACTCGTTTGTACTTTCTCAGCAAAAACGGTTATTTCGATGCTGACCAATTCAGACATGCAGTAATGCGCGGCGAATTTTAACTCAGCCGCGATCCGGTTTTTTCACAACTATTTAAGAGGACACTAAAATGACTGAGATTCAAACGAAGCTTACTTACGCTAATCCCCGCAAGTCAGTACTCATCGACAATTGGCCAGCTGGTGGCAAGCAAGTTACTGCTTTCTTTTCTGTTGAGAAAGGCAAGGGCAATTTAGAGAGGGCTGTGCGGGTTACCAGCAAGCCTTGCGACTCGAAAGTGTTCAATACCCCTAAGAAACTAACTTATGCCCGCAAAGTGGCGTATGTCGATGGCTCAGACGGTCGTTTGTACATTCTCGAACTAGCCGCTAACTACAATTTTGTAACCGTTATGCGCGGCACGTTTGACTATAACCAGGAGACTATTCACTCAGACGACGAACGCCACCCGGCGCTAATCGCCATGCTGCAGGAGCTTGGCTAATGGAAATAATCATTTTCAATATGTGTCTATTTGGTCTTGGCTTTGCAGGCTTTGAGCTGCTTAGCAAATTTATGGAGATTGACGATTGAAAGATTTTCTAAGATTTAGCATCGCGCTTTGCTTCACTGTAACTCTTGTCGGAGTTCTTTATAAGCCAGCGATTCAGCAACTTTGTTGGAATGACTGTATTGACGATAGTACAGCTGAAAACTTGGTAGACACTTTTAACCACATTTATGGGAGATGAACATGAACGAGATACCGCAAATTTCAACTAGAATCCGCCTTGATTCAGTTGAGTTAGGTGTACAGACGGCGCTATTTGGTTGGTTCGACAAGCACAACGAAGAAATAAAAGTCATGATTGCTGAGCATTTTGCTGCTTGCGATGTTGCTGGACTGATTAACCGCGAAGTTGATATTCAGCTGAGAGATTCAATCAAGCGTGGTGTCGAGAAAGCACTAAGGTACAACTCTGTCCTGGCTAATCACATTGGCGAGCTGGTATCAGAATCAGTCCTTGAGAAACTTAAGGAGCGTGAATCATGAGTGAGCATGAATGCGCGCGATGCGGCCAGACGATTGAATCAGTAAATGACTACTGCGAATCATGCGAAGCCATTGAAAACGAAAAATGGGACGACCAGGACGAAGCGGTTACCCATGAGTTGCGCACGGCGCGGGGGTACTAATGCCAATTAAAATACCAGAGCACAAGATTTTAGCTGAAGGCAAAGTAGAAACTGTAAGAGCAGAATTTGGCGACACTGTTACGTACGATTCACTTGGCGATTTTATCCAAAGTGCGGTGCTCGGTTTCTGTAATTGCGGTATGCCTGACGACAGTTTGTCGTTTATCCTGGGCGGACTTCGCTTACTAAATGAAAAGTGTGGCGATAGCGATGACCGCAAAAATTGGAACAACTGGTATTCAGCCCACCGCGAAAGATGTACCGAGCATTTTAAGACAGGCGAAGCTGAATATTTTTTCTATTACTGGGCTGACAAAGAGGGGTTAACTGAACATGGGGGTTCAGTGCCAGGTTGGTTAGACTCATCCGGCGAGAAACTTTTAGAGCTGTTAGAGCTGTGGGATAAAGAAGAGGACGACGAAGAGTAATGCTTTCAAAATATGTAATCATCGAAAATTTGGAGGGTTTCAATCAATACCTTGATGTGGTTGAAAAAACTGTTAAACGTCATGAGGGCAAACTTATAGAGCTAAGCCTTTTCAAGCGTCAAGACCAAATAGGAGTATGCGGCGCTCGGGCGGTATTCACTGACAAAGATGGGCGCAGAATGTATGTGTCAGGGACTTGGTTTTTTGATGACGCTTATTTAGGAGCGTTTCAAAAAAGACTAGATGAATTTATGGAGCAAAGAAAGTGAGTCTTATATCTATTACTGATTTATCAAAGCAAACTGGTATCGAAGCTAGTCACATATCGCACTTAATCCGGCGCGGCATATTGCCGCAAGGAAAGAAAGAAGGCCGGTTTACTTTTCTACCTGAAGCTGAGGCAAAATTGATTCTAGCTACTCACGCTCCTGGTGAGCATTGGGTAAAAGGTAGAAAGCGCGTTAAACCTTGGTGGAAAAAACTTGTCTAGTGTCGCGGAGCTAAGCAGACGCTATTAGTAGCGTCTTGCTTGCTACGCTAATCTAAGCTAATCTGAATAACCCTTTCAACCACAACAAAAGAGATTCTTTAATGGCGAGCCCACAACCCGCTTGTGCTTATTTTCCCCTCGTTCCAGGGGCTAAAACTCCAATGATTCCGGCCTGGCAAGTTGTGGTGCCCGGCCAGTACCAAGCTGTGGGCAGTTACGGCGAGGCCCTGACTGCTCACGATTTGGTTCTTGACGCTGACCCAAGGAACTACCCACCAGGCCGCGACGTTCTCGGAGAGATTCTAGCCAAGTGGCCTGATATCTTGCCCACTCGAACAGTCAGAACGCCATCAGGTGGTATTCATCTATATACGACTAAAGACCCCTCAATTGAACTACGCAAAATTCAGTCGGCTTACCCCGGCGTAGATTTTTTGTCCAAAGGGCATTACGCAGTCGGACCAGGTTCGCAAACTATTGCAGGCGTTTATAAGCTCGAAATTGACGCTGAACGACGCCTAACCCCTCAATCTTTTATAGACTCGCTAGAACGCGCTGCAAGTGCCTCAGTTAACGGTTCTACTGTTAGCTTAGATAATCGAGAGCCATTTCTAGCAATGGTCAAAATTGCTGACCCGCCCGTCAAAGGTTCCAGGGGCATCACGTCTTACAAATTGGCCGCCAAAGGTTATGACTTAGCGCTGCCTCTTGAAGAGGTCTACGCAATTTTGCGCGACTGGTGGAATCCGCGAGGATTGCCACCACAAACAGACTCAGAGTTGTTTACTCAATGCGAGCGGGCCTACAAATACGCAAAGAATGCTTTTGGTTCTAACACTGCCGCCGCAAAGTTCACGCCAGACATGGCGGTCGTGCCATTCATGATTAAGTCGGCACCTGAAAAAGTTACGCCGCTCCAAGAGTTCAAGGACGATAAGCTTTTGGCTAAGCTAATCCCCGGCGACTTCTCGACGGACAAGCACGGCAATGTTCTGAAAACAGAAGCTAACGCAGTCTGCGCCCTGGTGACTCATTCAGATTGGAAAGGCCGGTTTAAGTTCAATCAGTTTGCGCATGAGCGGGAGATTCACGGCCGTATGCCTTGGAAGCGTGACGGCGATGTTTCTATCGATAAGCATGAGTACGCAGCTATCAGCTTGTGGTTCTCAACAGTTATGAAACTTGAGATACCAGCGGCGACTATCAAGAATGCTGTCTATTCTGCCTGTGCTCAGAATGTTTACCACCCGGTAAAGGACTACTTCAACAGTATTCAGTGGGATGGAGTACCGCGACTAGACACGATGCTGCGCGACACTCTTGGATGCGAAGACACACCGCTAAGCCGTGCTCAATCCAAATGTACGATGATGGGCATAGTAAAACGTGTCTGGGAGCCCGGCTGTAAATACGACCAGGTTCTAGTCCTCGAAGGCCCGCAAGGTATCAAAAAATCGACCTGGATTAAAACGCTTGCCCGGCAATGGTACTCAAGCGGAGCACTGCACCGGGGCGATAAAGATAGTTTCCAAAATTTGCGCGGGCGCCTGGTGGTTGAACTACCAGAAATTAACTCGACTCTCTCACTCCAAGATTTCAACTGGCTAAAAGGCGTTATTTCAGATGCTTCTGATACTTACCGAGCGTCTTATGGCGAGACTTCAAAGACGATACCGAGAGAGTCAGTATTTATCGGCACAATTAATCAGACAGTCGGCCACGGTTATTTGAAAGACGAAGAAAACCGGCGCTTCTGGCCAGTTCTAGCTAAGCGCGTCAATATTGAATTGCTAGAGAGAAACCTAGACCAATACTACGCTGAGGCTGTGCACAGATACAAAGCCGGGGAAGAGTGTTTCATATCTGACCCAACACTTATCAAAGCGGCCAAAAAAGAACAAGACGCCCGTAAAGAGCGCGACCCAATCCAAGAGATGGTCGAAGACTGGTGCAGCAAGCGCGAGTCGTTCAAAAAGTTAGAGCTACTCTACGCGCTTGGATACGACGGCAAGATAAAGCAAATGGATGATAGGCGAATAAACAAAGTTTTGCGCAACTTAGGTTGGTACTTCAACGCAGGAATCAACCTTTGGCAGAAAGAAGTAGAAATTGACTGGACCGGACTAATCTAACCCTGGGAGGGATTTATGAGTTTTTTAGATGAAGTTCTACGCGAGCTAAAAGGGAGACGAAGAGATATTGATAGGGCAGTTACTGACCTTGAAAATGAGATTCAAGACCGCGACGAAAAAACCGCACGAATCAAAGAGCAACGCGAGCTGATTGAGGAGCTGATGGCGGCCAGGACTGCGCCACTTGAAACCCCTACAGAAAGCCCCAAATATATTGTCGGACTCGACTTAGCCAGATGCGCTGATATGACAGTTGTGCAAAATGGAAACGAACAATTTTTCTATTCAACTTCCACTGACCGCAATACGATTTACGAAGAGTTTCAAAACTGGATAGAGCTGCAACCTAGCCCGCTGCAAGAGCGAGCACCGGAGCCGCCACCAGAAGCGCGCCAACACGATAAGTTTGGCACGTTCAAATATGTAAACGGGAAAATGGTGCGGGTTTGCAAATGCGAACTTTGCAAAAAGCGAGGCATAGCTAATGGCTAATTTAGTTGAAGATGATGATTTACGCGAAGCGCTCAGAAGCATCGACCAAATTGTCGGCACGAAGTATCGCGACCTGGCAATTAAACAGGCTCGGGAAGATAAACACCAATTGCAAATCACGGGCACTTGCCGCAGATGCAGTTATGTTGCTCACGCTGAAGTAAGAATCGCTCCTGGTTTTGGAGAGCGAATCATTTTAGATTTTTTGAAAAAAGTTCAGATGCACGATGATACGCATTTGATAGTTTTACCTGGGAGAAAATAATGCTCTGTTCAACTTGGCTTAATCAAGTCAAACCAGAAAAACATACATTCTCATGAAGCCGTGTGGCTAATGGGCGACAGTTAATTAGCAATTTCAAGGTAAAGATTATGGCGGTAGATAGATGCGTAGTGTGCAGCGGCGAAGGCAAGACTTACGAAGACTGCAACGGTTGGCCGAAATGCTGTAGTTATTCATGTGATTACTGCAAAGGAAAAGGATATATGAAACAGACATTAGAAGAAGTGATTGAGGCTTTATACGTAAGTGAGGTTAATGCACAGATACAGTGGTGCTGGGATGGTGGTTTTGATGTTTCAATTGGCAACACTAGCGTCTCAGGTTATGGCTTTGCGCGTAATGCCGCTGCTGAAGCCAATTTTAAAACCGCTGCCGAGGTAACTGAATGGCTTACCGAAACAGCTATAAAGCTCTACCCGAAATCACTGTTTGCAATAGAGCGCGAACCGGCGACCACTTAATTACAAATCAAAAGGAGGGATAATGCGCTGTTCAAAAACTGATAATTTCAATTTACCGTTTCAAGGCGCGCCAGTAGTGGCGCAGTGCGAAAAGCCAGAAGGTCATGACGACGAACACTATGATTCTAAGTATGGTGTGAAGTGGCAAACAAAAAATCCTGAAGCTGAAAAGCTACATTCATTCAGAGTCAAACGCGACAACATTCTGCAAGAAGCTGACCGCATTACCAGCGGTGATAGACGTAAAGAGTATGGCAGCGTCAAACAATCCTTTGGAACAATTGCGCGGTTGTGGTCAACAGTGCTTGGCTTCCAAGTTACACCAATGCAAGTCGCACTGTGCATGATTCAGCTGAAAGTTGCGCGCCAGATGAACGGCCACAAGCGCGATAGCTTGGTTGATATCGCAGGCTACGCTCGCACTGCTGAGATGTTAGAAGAGTAATGCCACTTTACCCCTACCAGGAACAAGGCGTTAAACATCTGCTTAGTATGCCGTTTGGGAAGCCTCACGCGCTGCTTGCTGATGCTCCTGGTACTGGTAAGACCATCATGACGATTGAGGCCGCTAAACGAGCCGGATGCACCAATGGCATTATTATGTGCCCCGCCATTATTAAAGAACAGTGGCGCGATGAGATGCTTGAATGGGAGCTATGTGGCGAGGATGAAATTCAAGTCGCATATGGTCACGATTGGAAGATGAATAATCGACCTTGGGTAGTCATCAATTACGACCTGGTTCGACAGCCAAATATTCGCCAGCAATTGGCGGGTAAAGATTGGCACATGCTAGCGATGGATGAGGCCCACAGGCTGAAAACTCATCGCAGTATTCAGACTCAGGCAGTGTTTCATAAAGATAGCGGTATCGCTAAGCGCTGCTACTGGAAGTGGGCGCTATCGGGGACCATCATCCCAAATAGACCAGTAGAATTTTTCCCGCTTCTGATAACTATGGCGCCGGAAGTTATCCATCCCTGCAAGGATTATCTTTCGTTCTTAGATAGATATTGTGGCGGTAGATATCTTGCAGGCAAAGGCTCAAGCAATGTACCTGAATTAACTGCCCGGTTACAACCTTTCATGCTACGACGTGAACTTCGCGACGTGTGGAAAGAATGCCCGCCATTGGTTGAAAACCAGGTGCTAATCAAGGTGCCATTTGAACAGCATCCTGAATGGGTCGGTTCTGACTTCATGCAAGAAGCTACCGAGCGCCGAGTAGTGGCAGAGGCCAAGATACCGTATATAGTGGCCTACTTGAAACACCGCTTGGAGAATGGAAGCGGCAAGCTGACTTGCTTCACGTACCATCGCGAAGTAATTGAACAGGTTGCCAAAGCTTTACCGCAGTACAACCCAGTAAAAATTTATGGTGGAATTTCTCAAAATATCCGCTTAGCTAATCTAAGCAGATTCACGCAAGACCCTGACTGCCAGCTGTTTCTGGGCCAAATTGGAAGCGCAGGCGAGGGGCTTGACGGATTGCAGAGAGTCTGTGCAGAATACATATATGCCGAGCCTGAATGGTCTCCCGGGAGAGAGGACCAAGCTGGACGGAGAATTTTACGCTTAGGACAAACTAGAACGGTTTTTGAAACGACTCTGCTCGCCGCCGGGTCGTATGAAGAAGTCATCTATAACGCGAATAAGCGCAAACGTAGAGTAATCAATATTATTTGTAAGCCCAATGGAGGGGATTTTGTCATGCCTTATGAAGATGATGTTAAGCGTATCGCCAACAGCTTTGAGCGTATCGCAACTTGTTTAGAGGTTTTGCGACCAGTGGGGGAGTTTCTAGCTCACTCAATACTAGAAAGCGCTCAAGCTCAAGGCGTTGGAAGTTTCGCACCGCCCGCCGCGCCAGTAGCGCCAGTAGCACCGCCAAGCAACGTAGTACCAATGGTAGCGCCACAGGCGCCAGCATTGCCGGCTACTCCATCGCTACCTGCCCCGGTTGCTCAGGTCTTGCCCTCTGTTGCAGCTCCTGCAGCTCCATCAGTTGTACCGAGTGGACAAGAAGCTGTGCCCACACCTCCACCGGTTGCCCCAGTTGCCGCCGATACCGATAAATCAGCGTTCGAGCAGTCAGTTATTCAAAAGCTGACAGCGCTTGGACAAAATGCACCAGCTAAGCTGACCGAGCTTAACAAGGCATTTGGTATCGAGCGCCTTGGTTTGCTACCAGCTGAGCACCGCGCCAACTTTACGGCTCACGTAGATTACGCGGTTCAAACAGCGACCGCCAGCTAATTGGAAGTCAAAGTAATAGTACCCAAGGGTCACGGCATCTCATGCGTACTTAATGGAATATGCCGACACGGAGTAACAATGACAGCTATAGCGATTAAAGACCTACCAAGAATCACGGACGCAGCACCTGAAGCGCTTGACGAAAGCGTAAAAGAGCTATTCACCTACCATGCCTGGTCTGTTGAACAGATTGAGAAAGGCCAAAAAGTTAAGAACGCTTTGGCTGAAGCTTATAAAGCGATTCTGCTAAACGTTCCTTCTAGCCCAAGCAGAACAAGAGCGCTGAACTGCTTAACTGATGCTCGGATGCTAGCTAACGCTTCGATTAGCTTTAACGGCGAAGTCTAAGTACTCGAAGGTTCAGCCACAGTCCTTCAATCAAAAAACGGTGGCATATGGGCGAGTCTGGGACAGGGGCTAACGGTGCCGAAAGGTTGACAGCGTCTAGGGGTTCGATTCCCCACCAGCCCGCATTTTTAACTGGGAGAGCATTATGAGCGAGCATTACAAAATTGGTGGCAGCACCATCAAACGGACCGAAATTTGTCCTGGTAGCGTAG